AAATACATACAATAATATATGTCAGATATACGCTTTTCACAATTAGCTACACTAACACAACCCGCAGTTGCAGATGATTACATTCCAATTGTTGACTTTAGTGATAAGGAAATGAGTGGTGCTGGTTCAAACAAAAGAATCTTGTTTGGAAACTTAGCTTCTAGCATTGTTGATGTATATGGCAAAAGCGGAACTGGTTCGATCGTTTTATCAAATAATCCAACACTAAGTGGCACCACACTGGCTGGCACTACAACAATAAACAGCACAACTTATACCTACGGAACAGGCGCGGCGGCAGCGTTTAAATACGGACTGGCGATTGAAGCGGGGGACATCACAGACCTCGGGTCTAATGTCGCTACGTTCTTAATTTCCCCCAGTGCCGGGAGCTTCCAAAACATGATGTTGGATTACACAGGGACAGGGAACGTGGTCATGGATTATGGCCCGGCGATTACGAACATCAACATTGATACTGCCGCTACCTTCAACGCGACGAGCTACACTTACGGCACAGGCGCGGCGACAGCGCATCGCACGGCGCTGGGGCTGACAACGCTCGCAACAACGACACCAGCAGCAAACGTAGCGACATTTCTTGCCACGCCAAGCAGCGCGAATCTTGCCGCAGCGGTCACAGGCGTGGCTGGAACAGGCGCATTGGTTTTTGGCACATCGCCATCGTTGACAACGCCGTCAATCGCAGGATTAACTCTTTCGGGACTTGTTACGCATTCAGGAGGTTACAGTCAGACAGGCGGGGCAAACTTTAACGTCGCAGTCACAACGGCGGCAAATCTGACCGCAAGTGGATCCGGAACTGTCACGGTAGGAGGAGCTGGCGGCAGCACGATCAACGGTGGCACTTTAACTCTGTCACCGTCTGGATTCGCTTATGGCGCAGGCGCGGCGGCAACGCATCGTACGGCGCTGGGGCTGACAACGCTCGCAACAACGACACCAGCGGCAAACGTAGCGACATTTTTAACAACTCCAAGCAGCGCCAACCTACGCGCAGCAGTCACCGATGAGACAGGAACAGGCTCACTTGTTTTTGCAACATCACCAACGATCACATCACCAACGATCAACTCACCAACGTTCAACTCAGCGACGACTTTTAACGCCACGTCCTACACCTACAGCGCAGAGGCAGCTAGTGCAATGAGAACGGCACTCGACGTGCTACCTTTAACATCAGTTATCACAGTCACTGGCACAACACCAGCATTTACGGATGATCTAATTGAACAAGCATCATTAACTAACGGTAAGCGTTGTTGGGCTGGGGGTAATGGGTCGGTGGAGTATGATGGGACTGATTGGGTTGTGCATACTTTTGACGGTGTCGATAATTATGACGCTTACTTTACAAGCACAACCGACAAACCATGGAACATCAATCCAGCGTCATGGAATGTCACGAACGGCATCGATGAACCAACATTAACGATTGATCTGCAAACTCTCCAGCCTATCAGTGGAGCTAGTGGCACCATTGCTATTGTGGGCGACCAAGAAGGGCGAGTTGCTCCATCGGACATGACGGGACTCGGCACAAACGTAGCGACTGCGCTTGCAATTGCGGCAAACGGTAGCGCGGGATTTGCACTTGCTCCAGTAGGCCCTTATGTAAACGATGCAGCGGCTGCAGCAGGTGGCGTAGCCATTGGACAACTCTACTATATCCCAGAAGGCCAAGTTCGCCGCCGCATGGCTTAACATCAACCACCAACCTCAATGACTATGGCACAACTCATCAAGCAAGCATTTTGCGCCGTCTCACAAACCATTACCAATTACAAAGTAGTGCCGCATAGCATGAGCGTAATCGAGCTGCGAGCATTACTTGTAGCATATGGATCAAATTACAAAACACTTTGGCTTGCAGCAAATGCGCCATCATAAATAATACAATTATAATACCATGCCAAAAATTACAACTTTTGCTGACTTAACAGCCGCAACAATATTATCTGGTGATATTGTACCACTTATTGACATTAGTGATACTGACATGTCAGGTGGCGGAACAAATAAAAAAATAACAGCTTTAGAGTTGGCAAACGGCTTAGCTAGTTTTGTAACTACCATACCAAGCGGTATTACAACTGCATTAAACCTTAAAGCTAACATTGCTAGTCCAACATTTACAGGCACGGTTACTGCGCCTGCATTCACTGGTGTTGCTACATTGGCAGCTGCATGGCAAACATCACGCACATTAACATTATCTGGTGATGTAGCTGGAGTTGTGTCTGGTATAAACGGTGCAGGTAATATAAGCCTGAGTACCGCATTGAGCGATAGCGCGGTAACAGCAGCTAAGCTTGCATCTAATGCAGTAACAACTATTAAAATTACCGATCTTAATGTGACAACTGGCAAAATTGCAGATAGTGCAGTGACTACAGCAAAGGTTGCTGCCAGCGCAATCACTAACGCCAAAGTAGCAGATAATGCAATCACTGCCAATAATATCAGCGCTAGCGCCGTGACGGTTGATAAAGTAGGTGATAGTGCAATCACAAGTATTAAGATTGCAAACGCTGCAGTAATTGAAGATAAACTTGCTGATTCTGCAGTAACAACTGCAAAGATTGCAAACAGCGCAGTCACAACAGATAAAATTAATAATCTCGGTGTGACAACAGGCAAGATTGCAAACGCTGCCGTCACTGCTGAAAAATTAAGTGGAGCGCAAACAGGAAGCGCACCAGTGTATGGCATTCGTGCTTGGGCAAATTTTAATGGAACATCTACAGACGAACTCGTTGGATCTTACAGCAGAACCAGTTCAACAACAGTTTCAATAGGTACAGTGACAGCGCACGGGTATCTTGCGGGGCAGGTTGTATTTTTAGATTTTACTGTCACTAGCGGTACTGCCCCGTTTGATGGTAATTATGTGGTTGCCAGTGTTGTTAGCCCAACGGTGTTTACAGTAATAAGTCATGCTAGCACATCATCAGCTGGGACTGTTATTGTAAAGAGTATTGTTATACGTGCAGCTGGAAATGTTCATTCAATTATACCAAGCTATATAACTTCTGATCCATCTGTTGCACCACCAAGCGCGAATAAGGCGCTTGCGACTGGATATTATATTATGAACTTTTTAACTGCTATGCCAAATACCAATTACATAATTACTGGCGGCGGAAATGTTAGCACAACATCTGCATTAACTGCGGCTGAGCATGAAATTGTTGTAAACGGCCGCGCAAAGACTACACAATTTGCCTTTCTTGGTGCTAGCTTAGTCAGTGGCACCGACTCCAATCCTAGTATTGGCAGCGTTATAGTTATTGGTTAAGATTTTATATATAAATACATTAAATAATTCAAATATGTCCGCTATTGTAACAGAACACTTTCGCCGTAATAATGCAGCAACATTCCTAGCTGATATTGCCAATGCCGCTAATAAATATTATCTTGGTATAGGTAAATCTGATAAGTGGGCAGCTGATGAAAGCATCCCTGCTGTGGTACCATCTATAAACGGTACTAATGGCGAAGAACGAGATATTCTTTCAAATCTTATTACATGCATACAGATTACCACAGGAAATACACACATTGCAATTCCAAATATCATATTTGAAACTGGCAGAAAATATAAAGCATATAAACCAAATGATAGTAGTTGCTTTTATCCTACAATCGGTGCTGATACTGTGTATCCATGTTATGCAACATTAAGTGGCCGCGTATATCTTTGTTTAAGTAATAATGCTGGCGCAGCAGCAACCGTATTGCCAACAGCTGCACTAGACTACCGTGCAGTAACTGGTGCTGACAATTATATTTGGGTATTAATTGACACTGATGTAACAAATTTTAATACCGATCAATTTATAAGCATACGCTCTACGCCAAACAACACAAATTCAACACAAATTCTAAATGATGGCGGTGGATTACTATATGGCTTTACAATATTAAACGGCGGTTCTGGATATTCAAATCAGACTGTAACATTTAATGCACGTCAGAGTGGATCAGCCACTCCAGTTGTGGTATCAAATGTTGTAGTAACTACAACAGGTGGAGTAATTACAGGTGTGGCATTGCCTTCAGGTTATGATTATACAGGTAGCAATGCTAAAAATATATTAGGCGGAGTATTTATTGGCCTAACTGGTGGCACAGGCGCAGTGATCAGTCCTAATATTGCACCAGCTGAAGGCTTTGCATATAACCCATCACGCACGTTACCTGCATTTTATGCTGCAATATCAATCAATGCAGTTGATAATATTTCAAGCGATGGATTATTCATACCGTTCCGTCAAATTTCACTTATTAAAAATCCTGAAATTACAGCTGGTACAGCCAATCCATCAACACTCGCGGCATTACGTTATCTTGTTTTATCAGGCGCACCTGCATACTCTACAAACACAGGTGAAGTTATAACATTCACAAACAGCACACGCGCGTTCTATGATACCTATGCAGTTGTTGGCGGCCAACATCGCGTTTACTTTCATCAAAATAGTATTACGGGAACAGGTATAGTTCCTGCAGGAACTAGTACATATACGACTGGTGCAAATAGCGTTTCATATACAGCAGTAAATGATAATGAATATATATCAAATAGCGGCGATGTGGTCTTCACGGAAAATCGCTTGCCTATTACTCGCCAAAGTGGTCAAACTGAAGAAATTAAGATTATCATTCAATTCTAATGTCAATTACTACATATAACAATAACTATTATGATGATTATGTTGCTGCTGGCAACAGTGATAAAAATTATCTTCGCATACTCTTTAAGCCTGGGTATAGTGTACAAGTGCGAGAGCTCAATCAATTACAGAGCGCGCTACAAGATCAAATTAATCGTTTAGGATCTAGTGTATGGAAAAAAGATACTGCAGTGATTGGCGGCAAGGCTTCATTCCTACCTAATGTATATAGCATACAGCTTAACCTTGCTACAATAACATCGGCATACACCGCAGCATATATTGCATCAAATGCAAAGACTCTGCGCTATCTTAACTTGAATGGAGAAGTACTTGGCGCTGAACTTGTAACTGGTAGTACATATAAGTTTTATTATACCTATACTAGCACTGGAAATAGCAACGCAAAAAGTTATCCGTCTACGGTGCAAACATTTTCAATCGCATTACGCAATGAAGATTCTACGGTTGCTCCCACAGTATTAACTAATGCAACATCAATTGCAAGCAGCTTGGGTTATGCGGCAGCTGTGGTATGTGAGAGCGGAGTATATTTTACAAAAGGTTCATTTGTTGCAACACCGCAACAGACTCTTTTTGTGCCTAAGAGCACTGAAAGCACACTCCTAACAGGTTATGCGCTATTAAAGATTGATGAAAACGTTGTTTCATATTTTGATGACGACAGCCTCCTAGATAATGCAACAGGCACACCCAACTATAGTGCACCTGGTGCAGATCGTTATCAAATCGATCTTTCATTGGCTTGGTTAACAACAGAAGGCTACACGGCTACAACTGCAAATGAATATGTCAAGTTGCTATATGTAAACGCTTCACGCCCTGAGGAAATCTCTGAAACAAGTAAGTACTCTGAAATTAATGACGTGCTTGCAAAACGCACAAGCGAAGAATCTGGTAACTATACTGTAAATCCGTTTCCATTGCAAGCGCGTGAGCTATATGATGGCGATTCACTTCCTGTGGATTGCATTGTGAGCGGTATTACATATAAGATTCAAAGTCTAACTGGGACTACCGAGGCGCAATGGATTGCATTGGGTGCAACTTCGCCGCAAAGTGTGGGGCAGGTATTCACAGCAATTTTAACACCAACAACCGCACCAACTGTGGTCGGCACTGGTCTAGTTAGCGAAGTTGATTATACATACGGCACTTACACTGCAAATAATTTAAATGCAGCTGGTTATAATATTGCTACAACCGCAGCTAAGAAGACAGCAATCCTAGATGCAAAGGAACGCTATAATATTACTCTAGGTGAAAGCGTTGCTTATGTAGACGGTTACCGTGTATCGCTTGACCGCAGCATTAATCTAAATGCACCAAAAGCACGCACTACTGCAGATTTTGAAGCAGCTGTTAGTGCAAACATTGGCAGTTACTTTATTGGAAATATCCAACGTGCAAACGGTGCATCTTCAACCGTTCCAACGTTATCAACTGTAACAAACACATATAACTTATATGCAACACCAACAGTTACAACGATCCTTGCATCAAGAACTGAAGGGTCAACCACATTAACCGTAACTGCCAACTCTCATGGGTTATCAAATGGTGATATTATTTTTATAACAAGTAGTGCAGACGCAACAATACCACTTGCATTATATACTGTTTCCGCTGTCGCAACCAACACGTTTACCGTCATTACAACTGGTAACACAACGGTATTAACTAGTGTAGCACTTACATTTTTACTTGCTACTGGTACATGTAAAATAAGAGCATTTGAATCAACAGGGGTAACTTCAACCGAATATCGTTGCTTCGTGTATGATGTAGTTTTTAATACTACAACTTCAACGGCTGATTGGAGTGCTCGTCGCTTTGACAACATAGATCAAATTGCAGGTAATAATTTTAGGTATACTGTTACAAGCGCTAACCTATTACAACAAAGTAATAACACTAATATTTTCCCATTGCCATATGATGCAGTTAAAGACCTAGCTAGTATAAAATACTATGCACAGCAATTATATACTGGTACAGTTAGCGGCGCGGCGCCTAATTGCACTATTACAATAAATGCAGGAACTGGTAAAACATTTCAAAGTTCAGACACATTAATTGTACTTGTTGACGGTACTCCTACTACATATAGCGTTAGTTCAGCAAACACTGCTACAATAACAATTGCAAATGCAGCTTGGACAGCCGCTCAAACATACAGTGTAATTGCACCAGTACAAATTACCGATGCTAACACGTCTGCTCTTGTGACGAAAACAATAACAGAAGGATCGCACACAATAGCTGCAGGCACAAATAACATAACTGCAGATGAAGTGTTATATTTAGATAAGCCTGATGTTATTCGCATTAAAAGTGTAGTGCGCGCTGGTGTAAATATTACATCGCAATTTGTATTATTTGATGATGGACAACGTGATACATATTACACAAATGCACGCATACGTTACACTGGTGCTACAGCAATAACAAGTAGCAATGTTGTTATAACATATGAATATTATGCACGTCCTGCTGGACTTGAAAGTAAAGATTTAGTAGTATATACAACAGATTCATATGTTGGTATACCCTATGAAGATATCCCGACATATGCAGGAATTAAATTGGCTGATGCATTCGACTTCCGTCAAGACCTTGTTTATTCCGTGACCAATGGAATACTAGGTTCAATTGTGGCCAACACAGGCAAATCTGTCATAGATCCTAACACTGCAATAACTGCAACGGCAACAGTATACTTACCACGAGTCGATAAAGTCATTGTAAATTCTCAAGGTAGATTTTCAATACTTCAAGGTGTACCTGCATTGGCTCCAGTCGAGCCGTCTTCTCCAAAGAATAGCATGACGCTATATTCTCTTGATATTCCTGCATACACAAGCAGCATAACTGATATAGTACCTAACTATATTGATAATCGCCGTTACACAATGCGAGATATTGGTGCTATTGACAAGCGTGTATCTAATGTTGAATATTATACTTCATTATCATTGCTAGAACGTTCAGCAGCAGACAAGCCAATCTTTGATGATGCTGGCGAAAGATTTAAGAATGGCATTCTTGTTGATAACTTTATTGGTCATGGCATTGGTGATGTGTTTAACCCCTCATACTCATGCGCCGTTGATCGTATCACAAATACACTGCGCCCGCGTTATAATACTCACAATGTTGACTTAATTATTTCTAGCGCTATAACTACTACAGGCACAATTAAAACTGTAGATAGCAGTAAGATACGAGTTCACGACAGCTTAGTTACATTAGATTATTCTGAAGCGCTCCTTGTATCTCACATAAAAGCAACAGGTCACATTAGTGTGCACCCGCATATTTACGCAAAGGTAAGTGGCGCGATTAGCTTATATCCAAGTGTTGATCACTGGAAAGATACTGTGAGTCGCCCAAGCTTGATTGTTCAAGACGACAGCTCGTTTGACGCAATTAAATTTATTGCTGAAGATCCTGCATTAGATATCTTAGGTACGGACTGGAATAACTGGCAAGTTGAATGGAGAGGCGTATCAACAAACGTGACACGCAAAAAAGTTAAAGGCCGCGTTCGCATTGATACTGCTGTAACAACAACCGTTGCTAGTTCTCGGACTGGGACACTCACAACATTAAGCTCTACAAATATAGCAAAGAGTCTTGGCGAAACTGTTGTAGGTACATCAATCATTCCATTTATACGCTCACGCCGCGTTCTATTTCATGCAACTGGACTTAAATCAAATACAGTTGTATATCCTTTCTTTGATGATCGCGACATTTCGTTGTATACGAATAAAATGATTAATGGGCCTACCACATTTGTTCCGCCTACAACACCAAGTAACAACATCACACAGCGATTTGACGGTCTCATACCTTCAACATTGCCAAGTGCAGGCGGTGAATACGGCTCGTATGGTGCAGAGTTAAAAACAGATGCAACGGGACAAATATACGGCTCATTCATTATTCCAAATAATGATACACTACGTTTTAGTACAGGCGAACGCATCTTTAAGCTGACTGACGATATTGCAAACGGGGGCAGTGAAACTTCATTTGCATTTAGTAAATATAGCGCAACTGGAATTCTTGAAACAGTGCAAGAGACAATTCTTTCAACAAAGACTCCGCAATTTAATGTTACGCCAACATCTGAGCGCACCGTAAATAGTGTTACCAATGTTCGCACTAGATATAAAGATCCTATTGCGCAAAGCTTTTTAATTAACTCAGAAGAATATCCTGAAGGTGTATTCATTACCTCAGTTGACCTTTACTTCCAACGTAAAGCAGAAAATGCAGATGTTGAAGTATATGTTGTCACTATGGAAAATGGCGCTCCTACACGTACAATTGTTCCATACTCACGCGTATCTAAACCATCAGCTGATGTGGCGGTAAGTGCAAACAGCAGTGCCTTAACTAAGTTTACTTTCTCCGATCCAGTATACTTAAAACCAGATGAAGAATATGCATTGGTTGTATCATCCAATGATAGCGACTATCGCTGCTGGTATGCAACACTTGGAGAAGTTGATGTTCTAACTAACAAGCGTATTGAGCAGCAAGAGTACCTAGGTACATTCTTTACAAGTGCAAATGCCTTTACATGGACACCTCAACAAGAACAAGATTTAAAATTCAGTATACATCGTGCGATCTTTGAATCTGCATCTGGCGCTGTTGGATTTAAAACCGAGTTGCATACTGGAGTTGAAAGAATAAACATTACAAGTGGTGGCAGCGGTTATACCTCTGTGCCAACTGTAGTTATAACTCCAATAGGCGGCAACACGCCAACTATAACAACAACCGCAGTGGCAATATTAAATCCATTTACAGGTGCAATTTCTGGAGTTAGAGTTACACGCCGTGGAAGTGGTTATACAGGCACACCTACAATATCATTTACCGCAACTGGAGGCGACACGCCAACAGCTGCAACTGCAACCGCATCGCTTGCAAATGTTCCAGTTTCGCTGTTTAACATAAGTCAACCTAGCATCGCATTTGCAAGTAGCACATTAAATTATACGGTTAACTTTAATAGTGCAGGAGGAATTGCAGTTGAACCTGATATTAATGTTTACCTGCCAAGTAGTTATGGAGCAAGTGGTGCACACATCTTAGCTGCTCAAACTGCACCGTCTACGGAGCCAGCAAAAACAGCAATTGTAACTGCAACATTGGCAACGCTCAACACTGCAGTAAGTCCAGTGATTGACATGGATGGTGGATCATTATTAGCAGTGACTAATTTGATAAACAACAGTGTCTCAAATGAAACACTAGCAAATAATGGTGCTTCTGTCGCGCGTTACATTACACGTCGCGTTGACCTTAATGATCCTGCAGATCGTATTAACATTTACATTGGATGCAATCGACCTACAGCAGATACAAACATTAGAGTTTATGCTAAGTTTGGTTATGATACATCAACACAATTTGACAGCGTCCCATGGGTTGAAATAAATCCAACAAATCCAATTGCAATAAATTCTGACACTGAAACATATAGCGAATCTGAATTTATTGCAGATCCAAATGATGACTTTGTATCATTCCAAATTAAAGTTGTATTGTTATCGGCCAACATCTTTGATGTACCAACAATTCGTGACTTCCGAGCAATTGCAACAGTATAATAATATGGCAGCCAAAAAGAAAATTAAAGTACAAGACGATCCAACATTGGAACGTGACACGTATTCTAGTGCAATACTAAACGCTGACCGCAGTGCATATAATGCAGCAGTACGACGTAAGAAACATATAAAGGCACAAGAGCGTACAATCGTAGAGTTACAAAATCAAGTGGATAGCCTCATTGCTTGGCGTGATGAAGTTGTGCAATTATTAGCGAAGAAAGATAATAAATAACAGTATATATGTCAAATTATTCAAAGATAATTTTAAAGAATAGCACTGTTACTAATGCAGTTCCAATCCCTAGTTTTTTAGACACTGGTGAGGTTGCGCTCAACAACGCTGATGGCGCATTATATTTTAAAGATAGCGCAGGTAATGTTAGACGATTTGAGGCAGTATACACATTAAGGCTCGCGGCAGACTTGAGTGCAACTAGTACTACAGCAGTGCTTTCAACCGAATCGGTTACATTACCTCCTGGGATATACGAGTATAATGGTATAATTTACGGCACTACCGCCAGCACAACGCGTGGAATTTCATGTGGCTTATTATGTGACGTTGCGCCAATTGGTATTGAGCATAAAATAAATAATGCTGCAAATACAACTAATGCAACTTCTTTAACTGCAGCATCTCCATTAACTATCGTTACGCTTAACGCACAGACATTAGGAGAACATACAAAGACCTTTACCGCAACTGGTTGTACCATATCATCTGCATTTAATGGACAGCTAAATATAGATGCCGTTACCGCTCCCACTACAGTATTACTAAAATTCACAGTGAAACAAGATGGCGGTAATGATGCAAGCAATCCTGCATTATTAAAAGCTGCTTTATCATATGTGCAATTTACCAAAATTGGTTAAACCTTAACAAAATAACACAATGCCAACTACGCCAATTAATTTAGGACCTTCCGCAGTAAATACTCCAGTAACAGCTGAATCGGCTACAATGCGAGGAAGATTGGGTTTGGGTAGCAGCTCAACTTTAAATGCTGCTTTTGAAAACGGTAATAACAATATACGATTTACAGATCCTGCGACAAGTGCTACAGTTTTGCTAACATCATCAGCTATTGTTATTTCAACTGCTGAAAGTTTAACAACACCACGTGCATTTAATGTATCTGGTGATGCAGTATCAATAGTTTCGCCACCAACGTTTAATGGGACTAGTCCAGTAACACTTGCAATTACAATAAGTCCTGATGCTATTACTACAGGTAAGATAAATAATCTTGCAGTCACTCCAGCAAAGTTATCCACAGGTGGTCCAAGTTGGAATAGCGGAGCCGTATTCAGTGCGACAT